TCGTCTAATACTTCATATGATATGAATAAGTCCAGATCAGATGCAGCACTAGCTCCACCCTTAAGTACGTCGGTCTCTCTTAAATAAATTGGTGTGTCCACTAATACTAACGTTGCGTTAGCGGGAACTGAAACTACTTTTGCTAAATAAACATCAGATGCTCCAGATGCAACAGTACCTCCAGAAGAAGTCGTTGCTCCTGCGTCTATATAAACTGTTACCGATGCTGCACTTGAAGTGTCAACATTCGCGACTGTCATTCTATTAATTTTAATTAATTTATCTGCGGCAACTGTAAACAAAGTTGTACTTACAGTATTTGTTAAATTCCATCCTACGGATTCACCGTAGATACTTGAGACTGCTACTATATTTGGGTTTGCCATAATTTAATTCCTTTTTGTTTTTTACCCGAAAATCATTGCCATTGCAATAGCTTTTCCTGTTGTTATACCAAAAGTTGATGTTGCCACCCACTGCGTATTTCCTGAAGCATCTGAAGTAGTTAGGGCATAATCGGCGCCTCCAGCGACAGCTGCCGGGAATGTTATAGTATAAGACCCACTTACCGTTGTAGGCGAATCTAATCCAACATACGCCGAATTATCAGCATCAGCTAATTTTAATGGGTTATTATTACTTAATGTAATTTCAGAAAAATCTGCAAATGGATCTACAACATTTGTTCCATCTGTATAGACTATTTTGTGACCTTTATCAGTTGTAGCCCAAGTTGTACCTGTTCCAGTAGCTGTTTTTAATTGAACTGTTTCGGCACCTGTAGAAGCATTGTGTGCAATATACCAGTTTTCTAAACTATCTGGTACAGTTACTACTGAAGAACCAGTTAAGGCTCCTGTTAATTTCCAAACTCTTGTTGCAACAGTTGCACCTGTTCCACCATCAGTTTTACTTAAAGTTAAAGTTCCACCGTTGGTTAATGCTTGCGCAACATACCCACCTTGAATTTGTTCTAAAATATTTAAGTTGGTGTTAGTCTTTGTTCCCCATTGACCGGCTTGTTCACCAGTCGCCATTAATTCTACACCTAAGTTTGTATAAGTCGATGACATAATTTTCTCCTACGCTGCGTGGTCAACATCTGTATAAGATGTATTTCCACTTATGTCAACATTGGAATAACTTCCAGTGTTGTTTTTAGTTACATCAGTATAGCTTGTATTGCCATCAATATCAACATCTCCGTATCCTAAAGGAGCAACATTTCCTACAGCTGAAGTTGCCTCTTGTCCTGTTAATCCCACTACGTCTTGAGGGGTTATTGTACCTACTGAAGATGTAGCTGATAGACCTGTTAACGGAACCCCTATTTCAGGAACTATAGCTCCTACAGCGGAAGTTGCCGCTTGACCCGTTAATCCTACTGCATCTGCTGGTGTTATTGCACCCACAGAAGAAGTTGCCTCTAGACCCTCTAATCCTATTTCTACAGCATCCAGAATTATTCCACCAACTGAAGAAGTTGCAGATTGGCCAGTTAATCCTACTACCATTTCAGTAGGAGAAATAGCACCAACACTAGATGTAAGTGCTGATGGAGCCGTTAAAATTTCTACTGATGTTATATCTAAAGTAGGTGTACCAATTGCAGAAGTTGCTTCTATTCCTGTGACACCTATGACATCAGCTGGTGTAATCGTACCTACAGAAGAAGTGGCACTTAATCCTGCTGGTTGAACAAGTTTATTCCAAGAATCTCCATACGGCTCTTCACCCCAACCATTTCTACCCCAACCAACCATTGTTCCAGCATTATCAAAGTCTCCAAGTTGTGAAGTCATTTGACTTGGGGCTGTTAATACGGCAATAGATGTAAGGTCTAAAGTTGGTGAACCTATAGAAGAGGTTAGACCTGATGGCGCAGTTAAAGGAACTGCTATAATAGTTGTTAGTGTGCCTAAGCTGGTTGAAGCCTGTTGACCTGTTAAAGAAACAGAATAATCAACTCCCCATGCTGAGTTACCCCATTCTTGTCTTCCCCATCCTTCAGCATTATAAGCAATGACTGAACCAATTGCGGAAGTTAAAGTTGATGGTGCTGTAAGAGTAATATCAACGGAGTCTTGATCGCCCCATTCATTGTAACCCCAAGAATTTTGTCCCCAGGCATTTGACATAAGGAAGTCCTCCTTATGCTATTCTTACTATAGCTGTAGTTGCTGCTTTCGCAGGAAATTGAATTGTAAAAGTTCCAGAAGAAACTGCTTTGTCTCCACCAAATGCTACTGCACAAACTGCTGGATCACCAGAAGCTGAATCATTATAGATTAAACATGCGTTAGCTGTGAAAGTTGCAGACGTCCATGAAATATCATCAAAGTCACAACAAGCTGTTGTAGAGTCTAAAGAAGGAGTAACACTTGTTAACGCTTTTCCGCCAGCAGTATAACCTGTTCCACTCATTTCATTCATACCTGTTGCAGCATAAGCAGTTGTACCTGCTCCTAATGTTGCTGAACTCGTAAATAAAGCTATCTTAAAAGTATTACCTGTTGAAGCAGTAAAATTGTGAACTGCTTTTAAAATTTCAGTTTTGAAACTATTACAAATTGCCGATGTGTTTGCCATATTTTATACTCCTTTTACGGTGAAGGTGACTTGATTGGTATTCTAACAGTACCATCAGTGTAGTCATCCCTTCTACGTCTTCCAAGCTGCATTCCTGCAAACTGTTGTATGGCAGTTTTATATTTATTTTCATATAATGTCAACATCTCCATTGGACCTTTTAAAAACCCATAAGCTTCTACCAGGCAGGCATATAATAGTCCTTGAGGGAAATAAGTACTTAAATAAGTATTGTTGTTGTAACCAGTAGCAGATCCAAGACCATTTGGCATTTTATTATAATAAATTCTAAACTTGTAATTAGCATCAGGGGTCGGGGCTACATATAAACCTCCAGACGAAGTATCTGTAGTATTGTCAGCACCACCAAACATCGCATAATATTTAGGAAAACCTGTTACATCTTGGGCTGTTCGATCGCCTTCTGGACCTGTTAATCTATCTGTATATTCTGATAAATAAGTTTGATCTTTTTTCTCTAGCCAAGTACCGTTTCCAGTAGTGGCCGAAGTTGAATTAAATACTTCAATACCTCTTACAAAGAGACATCCTGCAGGTGCATTAATTGTATTATCGTCAGCAGCTAATGTACCCTCTTGAACAAATCTTGCAGAGTCCATAGGAAGCTCTTGATATATTCTAAATTCCGCAGCCATTATAATACCATCTACAATAGCAGTTGTTAAAACATCTGAACTAACTTCAGTATAATCTCTTATCGCTGTAGTTAATGTACTATAATCGTATTTTTTAACTCCTGACATAATTAACCTCTATCATTAATGGGCCCAACTGTACACTGTAAACCAGCCCCTGTTTCTGTACTACTAGCATTACTAACTAATTCAAATGTAAAACCTGTTTGAATAGTAGTGTATGCAGGATTACCTGCGCTGTCGTTATATCCAGCTAATTCTTGTTTTGTAGAAAGAGTTGCTATTTTATATGCGCCATAAACTTTTGCTCCACTTGAATGTGAGCCTGCTGTTGTTTTTTCAGGAGATACTCCTCTATATGGAGCGCTTGTTCCTCTAGTGCATCCAGTTAAATCATTTGAAGATCTTCCAGTATATTCTATTACTTCATTTTGATATCTTCCTACAAGAAGAGGATCACTAGTATCACTAGCTGTTAAAATTTTTTCAATTACAATAAATCCAGACGTTGGAAAAATAGATCCATCAGTTAATGTTATTGTCGTAGCACTATCAGTAATGTTTCCGTTTAAAGTTGTGGATAATTCAAGAGTAGCTATAGCAACACCACCTACTGGAGACTTAATATTTCTTAATCTAGCAAAATCATTTACTTGCATGTCACCATTTTCAAAAGCTACAGAAACTGTTGCATCAGCAGCTGCAGTTGTAATTGGATTATCTACTAAAAAATCTTCTGTTGGAAATTCTGTTCTGGCAGGTCTTGCTCTTTGTAAAGCTTGTGGATCAGCGCTTGTTGGTTTCGGCTCTAACTGTGGAGATTTAGGTTCAAATTCTGACATATGTACCCATGCACCAGTCCATTCTCTCACCATTTCATTATACGGAAAGGCCATACCTGATCTATCTGAAATAGCTAAAGCATATTTACCTTGTGAAAAAGTAGTCATTAACCAATCCCAGGATAGTAAATTTTAGGTGATATATAAGTAGAGTTAGAAGAACCATCTTCATCTTCTGCTCTTAATAATTCATCTTCATATAAAAGTTTTAATTCTTGTACTCTTTGTGGTGCATATTTTACTGCTAAATAATATGCTAAACCTGAAATCATACAGGGTACAAAACGATAAGGTACATCAGTTGCATTTGTATATGCCCCAACATCGTCAATTCTTTTTGTATAATAAAAATTAATATAGTTTCCGTCTTGAGCTGCACCTGGAGTTAAATATAAAGTCATTGTAACTTTATCTATAAATCTTTGAACCCAGTATTGTGTAGGTAGACCACTTGAAGTTTTATTTGAAAAACCTTGATACTGAGACCTACTAATTTTTGTCATAGGGGTGTCAACAGAAGTTGATTTTACTCTATAATCTGCTTCTTGAATATCTGTCATTCCATTTGGAAACTGTAAGACTGCATCACTTGTGCTATGGGAAGCGGCCGTGCTTCCATTAACACCTCTTACACATCCAGTTAAGTTTAAACTAGATATTCCACTGTAAGTAATTTGTTCACTGTTAATAGTTATGATTCCACCGGTTGTTGGCATCCCGGTAACTGAAGCAACTCCAATTGTCGCAACACTTGAATTTATTCCTGCGGATAATGTAGTTGAAATCCCGCTAGATGTACCATCAGCCGGGGAACGATAAAAAGTGTAAACAGATTGTCCATCGACTAAGGCAACGTTTTGATTTTTTACTTCCCAAAATTGAAGTCCTCTATTACCCCATTCAGAAAATAAAATATTTAATGATCTTTTGGCAGTTTTAAGTTGATAGCCAGACACACCCTGCATACCAATACGTTCGTATGCATCTTCTATAATTTCGTCTATGCCTAGGTTCTTATCGAAAACATAAGAGCCAGATGTTGTATTTGCCATCTATGCCCCTATCCATAATAAATAGTTACATGCGTAGTGATCGCGTTCGTCACTTTTAAACTTGTATCAACTTT